GAACCTATTACACTAGTTCGTGCTCCTACTCCAATTGTAGCACCGCTGGTGTTGGCTCCGGGTGAGTTTACCCAAGGCTTTGCTGATCATCTTGACGTATTTGCCACTAAGGAGGAGATTGACAAACTCCCGATTGATTCCTCTGGTAACATTGTTATGCAGGATTTCGCCGCCCCACAACCTGAAGGTGTTGGTGCGACAATTAAGGAACAAATACTTAATGGCATTATTCAGTCAAAGCAAGTCGCTAGCACACTCGTTGGCCGGGCCCTTAAAAAGGCTCGGTTGGCCGATTATGCTCGGCGGCGAAAGCTGTTCTTTCTATCTAGATGTGATCCAGACATACAACTCCAAAAAGGAGATCTGCTCATCTCTGGGAAGATTGTTCCAGCTTCTATTTATGAGATCCACTTTGCACCCAACACTGTTGGTGTTAACCACGCTTTCGTTCCCATCCCTGACTGTCATTTGGCTTTTGTCCATTTGCAGCTTGGTGGGAAGAGAGAAGTCCATGCAATGAGTTGCACTGGTGTTGAAAAGAAAGCTTTTCTCACCAAGCGCTCCCTCAGTCCTGAGGGCAAGGATCGTGGTTCATCCGTTTGGGATGCCCCTCGGCCCAATAGGAAAGGGACTAAGGGTAAATCTAGTGGAAAGGCCCAGCGCACAAAACTTCGCACGTTGGTTAAGCGGGTTGTTAAAGCCCGTGCTGCCAATGGTGACATAGTTTATGCACACCGCCCTGCTGTTCGCCTCTGGAACTCTCGCACAATGAAATGGGATTATTACTCGTTTGACAATGTTCATGATGTTGCAAATTTTTATGGCAACCTTGACACAACCGATTACGAGGACCCAATCAACAACGAGGTTTTGGATTATTTTGATGAGTTCGACAAGCTTAACGTGTATGAACACGACAAGCATGGAGAAGTCATTGATGATGGCACCTATGACTCTTGGGAAGATATTGATGAGTATGACTTTGACGATCGTCGTGACGATTTTGAAGAAAAATATTCCATCAAGTCCAAGAAGCCAAAGGGGCAGGCAGCGGAGGCTGTTCAACCTCAGACCCAGACTCCTGCCGTACCGAGCACTGATGTCAAACAGTTGCTCGAGTCAGTATCATTTTTGCAAAAAGAGTTGGCCGCTATTAAAGCTGCCAGTTCTAGCAACAATGGTTCAACTGGACAGAATGTTGTTCAGGAGTCCGTCGTTCCTACTCTGTCAAAAACACAGAAAAAGAAGCTTGAGAAAGTTAGTAAAGCAAAGAAAGATAAAGCAAACTCTGTGCAACCACAATCATCACTGGCTAAAGCTCCAGTTTTGAACGTTGCTAACAATGAGATGCATCATCTTATCTTGTTCGCTAAGACTGATATGAACCCTAAACTCATGCCGATCAACCACTTGACTGTCGCAAAACATAGCGCTAGCTATGTAGGGTTAACTACCCGCCATGGCCTTTTTAAACGCCAAGACAATCCAGAATATTATGTTGTTCCGTCGAAGTTTGCTAAGTATCAGCCTGATTCTGACCTTCTCTGCCCCATTGACGACAGTGTTTTTATGCTGCGCGTCACCCCTATTTCTTGTTACGGCGAAGTCGTCCGTTTTCTTCCTGACCAGGCCCATGTTAACTCTGTTAAAGCGAAATTGGCCAATGGTTCAAAGAAACAAGACAAGTCGTTCTTGGGGGGTTGGGGTTATGTTCTCACAAACAATGGCTATAAGCCTGAGGATGTGAGTGCACATGACTTTCCAGTCATTGCTGAAGTTTCAAGGAAAGACCTTGACACCGTCTATGTCGCCATTCCTGGCGATCATGGTGTCCGTCTCGGCAATATAACTAGTCACGGTAAGAAGATGACCTTTAAGCCCACTGGCTCAGTTAGTCCGATCCAAACTGAGTATTTCACCTACAGTGCTAGCACTACGATTAATCGTGGAGCTTGCGGTCTTGGTGTTTATAATGTTGCCGGACAACTTGTAGGCATTCACGTTGCTGGTACTACCAACAACCCAGATGGCTACAATTGTGCTCTTTATGTCCACGCTGCTTTGCAGGCGATGTCCACCATCGCCAACAACGGCGCGGAGCCTTTAAACTTCTAAACCCCCTGGCCGGCTTCCTCTCCTTTCGCCCTGGAGAGGAGGAAATAACCGGCCAACATGGGGGGGCAAGGCTGGTTTTGGCTCATCCTTTTGAGCCAATTACAGTCACCATTCACGACCCAGTGAAGACCAGCTATCCCCTAGCTGTAGTTGGGAGTGATCGTCGATATCCTTTATTCGACACCCGTTACCGCACTGACGAGCGGTTATTTGAGCTCTACCGAGATGAGCTTGACGGTAAGTTTGCCCTTGCCGATACTAAAAACGTCAACCAAGTTGTCACTTCCTTTGCCGAGTACGCCACTCGTGATTACGATCGCGAGTTCGTCAGAGAAAATGTCGACTTAGCTATTCAGATGACAGCCATGGTCACTCCGGACCTGGACCCACAGAAACTCATTCCAGAGTTTGTTATTGGTTTTATGCAGGGTGAGAAAGCTGCTGGATACAAATGCAATGGTACGAAGTATAAGTTTCATAGCACGTATTACCGTGAAATGATAGAAACACTTAGAAATCCTGTTAATCTTCTTCAGGTTGTGCCCTTGTACACTGTGATCTCTAAAGATGAGGTCCGCGACGTCACAAAAGCATGTCGCGATCTGGCTTTCCCGCCTTGCTGGTTTACCGATCTTGGAGCTATGTACGAGAAAGATTTCTTCCTTTGTACACTTGAGAAATATGCTGAGGGCCCTATTAAATTAGGGATCCCTCTTCCTCAGTGTTGGAAAGATATCATACTCGGTCTTAGACGCCATCGGAATCGCAAATTTATCTCACGTTATTTTGAATGGGATGCGAAAAAATTTGATCGCTCTCACCCTATCGAGATAACCTTGAGTTGGCCAAAATTGATGGCGCTGAAGAAGGCAATAGACGAGCTCTTTGAGCACGACCCTATTCTTCAATACCTCAACTTTTGGTCATGTATCCGTTTGGTCATCCTTCCAGATGGCCGCATAGTGCTGGTACTCGCCGGAATTTATTCCGGAGATATTTCAACAAGTAACAAAAACTCGTATTTTCATATTATTCGTCTTGCCCTTTGTTGGCTACGAATTTTTGATAGCGTAGATGGATTTGTCCATTTCATGCGCATTTCGGGTATTTGTCTCTTCGGTGATGATGCAGTTTGTGCTGCACATTGCCCTCGGCACCTCTACTTCCTTTCGAAAATCCAAAGTGCTTGGGAGGCACTTTTTGGAGCAGAACTTAAAGTTCACTCTAGTGAGGATATTTCGGGAGTATCTTTTTTGGGTAAGAGGAGCCTTGGAAATGATGATGTTACCATGTACCTCCCTGTTACCGCTGATTTGGATAGGCAAATTGCTTCTCTTGTATTAAAAGGCAAGAGAAACGCTGACCCCGTCCAGACACTTTCAAAGCTGACTGCACATCGGCAATTGTTATGTGGCTTTTCAATTCACTGCGACTCTGCTAGTGATGAGATTACTCAGCGTAACCAACGTGGCGAGAGGGATCTCGCCCTTCTTGATATCGCGATCAAGGAGCACGTTGAAAAATATGATGCCACCAATAATCACGACGAAGCTTGGAACCAACTCCGCCTTATGGCTTACGAGATGAGACCACAAGAGCTTTTCGGCCTGCTTTTGACAGGCAGTGATATGGTGTTTGCTGAATAAGCACGCGATTGGTTTCATGGTTTTCCATTAAAAATCATGGGCCCCTCAGCATGGTGAATAACTGCTAACCCCTTCCTGGCTGGTTCGCCTGTGGTACCGCTACAGCCTTAATTGGTTCTAGAGCAGGTTTAAATACATTTGATGTCTGGAAAGAAATTAACCAAGAAGGAAAAATCTGAAGTTCGACAGATAGCTGCTGCCACAATGGCTGGCAAAAGCAAAAAACAACGAGCACTCGCAAAGCCCAAAAAGTCTAGTCCCGAGCAACGGGAGAAGTCACTGAG